TTTGGCCGCTCAACAAAATCCTAGTGAAACATTTTTTTATTGTGTGGGATTTGATTATTATCATAATCAAACAAAAGATGGTATATTTCTTGGAACCTCTATTACAGATTTTCACGATGAAAAACAAGATTCTTGGGTTGGTCAACATAAACACATAGAAGAAGAGTTTCCAAATTCTAAATTTATTTTTGTTGGAAAGGATATGGATTATGGCGAGTTTGAAAATCTGTTGAATAAATAGTATAGAAGGAATAAAAAGGAAATCCATGGCCGCAGCAAATAAAATACCAGACAATCCAAACTATCTTTCAAATATCAGTTTTCGACTGACAATGCAAGATGCACCAAACTTAACTTGGTTTTGTCAAGCAGTAAACGTTCCTGGCGTTTCACTCGAAGCAATAGATGTACCTACACCTTATGTAACTGTTCCATATTCTGGTGCAAAAGTCAATTTTGAAGAATTGTCTGTCAGGTTTATTGTTGATGAACATTTAAAAAATTGGACTGAAATATATGATCGTATAATTGCATTGGGTTTAGCAGAAGGTGGTGAAAACTATCGTTTACTTAAAGCAAAATCGGACTTGACTCAAAGAGGAGGAACAGTTTCAACACTTGTTCTTACTATTTTGACAAGTGCAATGAACCCCCAAATGGAATTTCATTTTTACGAAGCATTTCCAACTTCTATTTCAGCTCTTGATTTTGATAGTTCGGTTGGAGATTTAGAATATTTTGTTGCAACCGCAGCATTCCGTTATACAAATTATGAGGTTAAAAATTTATTGAATAATTAAGGTTATTATTATGAAAATTGAAGATATTATGAAAATGTGGGGGGAGGACTCTCACATTGATGATAAAGATTTAGACAATGAATCTTTAAAAATACCCAATCTACATCAAAAATACTTAGACATATATTCCACAGAAAAACGTAAACTTAGTGATCTCAAAACTCACTGGAAAGTTCTTTTTCAACAACGTTGGGAAGTGGTTGTTTCTAAAAATGGCAAGGCGCCCGATCACAATATACGAATTTCAAAATCTGAATTGGAGAAACACTACGTTGCAGCTGATGAATCATTGCAAAAAGCGGAAAAGATATTGAACGAACAAGAAGGAAAAGTAGATTACTTAAAATCAGTTCTTTCAATGATTGAGAATCGAAGTTTTCATATTAATAATGCAATTAATTGGAGAAAATTTGTTGCAGGACTTGGATAATTATGCAGATTTTGATGGAAAAAGAGAACGAGGTATATCTACGACTCTCTTGCGAGCCAGGAGTGAAGATGGAACTCAATCACTATTTCCGATTTCGCCCAAAAGACTATCAATTCATGCCGATGTTCCGAAGGAAAAAGTGGGATGGATACGTTTATCTTTATAATATTAATAATGGAAAAATATATTATGGTCTGAAAAACAGAATACAACGTTTTGCAAATGATAGAGAATATGAACTTATTGATCAGACAAATGATTCAATCGAACCCATATCCAATGAAGATTATTTGAAGTTCCTTACATCATTCCCTTGTGAATATAGGTTAAGAGATTATCAAAATAATGCAATTCGACACTCGATTGATAAACGAAGATGTGTACTTCTTTCACCAACTGCATCAGGCAAATCTCTTATTATTTACTATTTGGTACGATATCATTTTCCACAAAAATCATTAATCATTGTACCAACACTTTCATTAGTGAGTCAGATGTATTCTGATTTTGAAACCTATGCGAAAAAGGATGATACTTTTGAAGTCGAAAAATTCATCCATAAGATTTTTGGAGGACAGGAAAAAGTAACAGACAAACCAATTATAATTTCAACATGGCAATCTCTGTATGAAATGAAAAAATCATTTTTCTCAGAGTTTGAATTGGTAATAGGAGATGAGGCTCATCTTTACAAGGCCAAATCACTTACCAAAATAATGAAAAATTTGGAAAATGCACCTTATCGAATAGGAACAACTGGAACTCTTGATGATGTTGAGGTACATAAATTAATATTAGAGGGGTTGTTTGGTTCAACAAAAAAAGTAACAAGTACTAAAGAACTCATAAAGAAGAAGACATTATCTGAAATTGCAATACGATGTCTTGTTCTCAAACATTCTAAAGATGCGGCCGCAAAAATTACAAAATTAAACTATCAAGAAGAAATTGATTTTCTGGTTGGCCATCCTGAAAGAAACAAGTACATATGTAACTTAGTAAAAGGACTTACAGGAAATACGTTAGTTTTATTTCAATTGATAGAAAAACACGGTAACATTTTACATTCAATGCTGGAAGAAATGATAGATTCTTCTAGAAAAATCTTTTTTGTTTATGGAGGAACAGATGCAGATTCAAGAGAAAAAGTCAGAGAACTTGTCGAAAAGGAAAAAGATGCTATTATCTGTGCAAGTTATGGCGTATACAGTACCGGCATCAACATTAGGAATCTTCATAACATTGTTTTCGCTTCTCCTTCTAAGAGTCGTATTAGAAATTTACAATCGATAGGTAGGGGATTGAGGAGATCAGAAACAAAAGAGGCTGCAACTCTTTACGATATTTCTGATGATTTGAGTTATAAAGGTAAAAAGAATTATACATTAAATCATTTTATGGAACGAGTGAAAATCTACACAAGTGAACACTTTCCATATCATATCTATACTATTCCCATTTAAACCGTCACAGACTCATTATAACAATTTTTAAACAAAAAGTCAAGTGTTTTATTTTTTTATTTTTTAACTTGACAAATATAATAAAACTTGATATACTTATACAATGAACTTAAATAAGAAAGGTAGGTGATTGTGGCCCGAAAAAAACAACATTATGTCGATAATGAAAAGTTTTTAGAAGTTATGGGAGAATATCGTGAAAAATTTTTACAAGCAAAAGACAATGATCTTGAGCCACCCATAATACCAGATTATGCAGGAGAGTGTTTCCTTAAAATAGCAGAACGATTATCTCATAGACCAAATTTTATAAATTATGCATTTCGAGAAGAAATGGTGAGTGATGGGATAGAAAATTGTGTTATGTATGCAAGTAATTTTAATCCAGAAAAATCGGCCAATCCATTTGCATATTTTACTCAAATTATATACTATGCGTTTTTACGAAGAATTGAAAAAGAGAAAAAACAATTGTATATTAAATACAAAACAATGGAGGAACATAGTTCTTTAGAAGAACATGTTGATATGGGGGAAATGGGACAAAATGAAACACAATCTGTTACTTCTGGTGCATCGCCTTTGACAACTGATAAACGTGCTTCTATTCAAGAGTTTATACACGCATTTGAGGAGAAGAAACGAAAAAAGAAAAAAGTTAAGACTGATAAGGAAGATGATAATGTCATTTCATTTTCTCCATTAACAATTTTTTTAGAAAGAGCTCAAGCATGAAAAACTGTTTACCATTTAGAAACTTTCTTTTTCTTTTCCTTTTTATACCTATTGCATTGATGCCGATTATGATTCCAATTGTAGGAGAATGGAATGAAGAACCTGTAATGTGTGTGAATGAAAAATGAAAATAGCCCTTATAACCGATACACATTTCGGTGCAAGAAATGATAGTCTGATTTTTACAGATTTTTTCCGAAAATTTTATGAGAATATATTTTTTCCTACATTGAAAGAAAGAGGAATAACAGAAGTTATTCATTTAGGTGATGTGGTTGATCGAAGAAAATTCATCAATTACAAAACTCTTAATTCTATGAAAAATATTTTGTTCGATCCTCTCAAAGAGATGGGTGCTAAAATTAAGGTCATTGTTGGAAATCACGACATCTATTACAAAAACACTCTTTCTGTAAACTCAATGACAGAGTTGACAAAGGGAATGGATCATGTAACAGTTTATACTGAACCATGTGAAGTATCTTTAACAGATGATCACAAGGTGGTATTTTTGCCTTGGATTTGTGATGACAATGAGGAACAGACCAAAGAGTTGATCGAAAAGACACGAACTAAAGTTGCATTTGGACATCTTCAGATTGAAGGTATCGAACAACACAGAGGTTCTTTTGCAATCGATGGACATTCACCATCTATGTTCAAGGCTTTCCAGAGAGTTTTTTCTGGACACTTTCATCATCGTTCTAT